TCAGCAGGGTGGTTCACTGGTCAAAATCCTCCACATCAACTATGTTGGTAACTATATCCTGATCCTGTGATGATATAGTCTCTACATTTTCTTCTGACCACTTGCTAGTAACGTACTCATTACTAGACTCCACGTAGTCCAAGAAGTTCTGTAGTATTTCATTATCACCATCAGATAAACCAACGAACTCACCAAGTGAAGCGTTAGTTACCATGTAAGGGTTGCCGTTAGGCAAGGTGCGTGTCTCACCTAGCAAAGTAATCCTGTGCTCTGCAGGTGAAATCTTTTTCTTGATTAGCTTACCTACTGTACCGTCAATAAACTTTAAGCTATCTCTGTTCTTGACATCCATTACAAATGCAAACTCTTCATCTACGTTGGACGGTGCACCACCACCTTCATAGAAAGGGTCTACTACTTTAACCATACCCATCATAACTTTGACACGGTTAACACTGCGTATCAAGTCTTGTTGATCTTTAGGTAATGCTTGGAAGTCTTTGATGTAACCTGACGGTCTGCCCAGGTTGAACGTACCAAGTGTATCTTTCAAGTCTATGTTTAAAGAGTTAGACAGCACTGACTTCTGCATAGTTTTGTTTTCACTATCCCACTGCTGCCACTTCTGACGTTCAGCAAACAAACGTACCTCTACTGATCTAGCTAAGTAGGAGTCATCATCTGATGTGATCTTGAAGACAGGTGTTTGTACTACCTTACCATCTTCTACTTCTTGTATGACTGTACCAGTGATCCTACTTAATGATGACTGTGATACTGCAGGAGTAGAGAAACCCATAGCGTCCGTTAAGTTCATGTTGTCTACTTTAAGTGCTACTGCGTTATTCATATTTTTACCTTTCATATGTAAAAAGTTTCAGAGTTAGAGTTATATCATTAAACGTCTTTTGTGTCAAGCCAATTGTCTCCTATTTTTGATTCTAATAACAAAGGAACGTTCATATCTATTTCATATTCTTTCTTAATCATATCATTTAGATTAGTGTTCAACAAGTCTATTATGCCTAGCACATCATCTATTTCGTCAGGGTGTGTGTCAATTACCATACTGTCGTGGACACTGTTAACTAAGCATGACTGCATAGGCTCAAGCAAACGGTCAAGCTCTATGAGTACAACAGGTACGACATCACCTGTAGCAAAGCCTTGCACAGGATAGTTCTTTATCATAGTGAAGTGTGACACGCTGCCATTTTCTCTACGATGTACATCAGGGAAAGCGTACTGCCTACCACTGACATTAGTTATCTTACCTTCGCTAACAGCCTCGTCACCCAACCTACTGTGCCACTTGGCTATGCCTTTGTACTTCTCTACGAACTGCTTGTAGTATGCAGCTTCGGCCTTGCTTCTGCCATACCCTGTAGCCCCGAAGAGAGGAGCGAAGGTGTGTGCCTTTGCATCCTGTCTACCTGTAGGTTGCCCTGCATCACTGATAACCTTTGCCGTGTAGGAGTGTACATCAAATCCTGTATCAATCTCCTGCATAGCTGTCTTATCTTGTGCTAGGAACGCAGCCGTTCTGAACTCTAACTGGGCAAAGTCGGCCTCAATTATTTTGCCACCCTCCCACCTTGAGATGAACACACGTTTTATTGGGAAGGTTCCTCCTCTTGGCATGTTTTGCATGTTGGGGTTTCGTCCAGAGAATCTACCTGTACTGGTGATATGCTGGGTAAGGTTGATGTGTAGTTTGCTACTTCTTTTGCAGTTGGTGATAATGCCATCCACAAAGCTACTAAGATAACTACTAATAGCACTAAGCCTCTTGAGGTCTTGTAAAAATCCAATTGCTTTCTCCATATTGTTGTTTTTAGCTGTGGCTATAAGTGCATCCAGGTTTGTCTTACCTACACCGAAGCCATTGGCACTGACCCACTTCTTACTTGGTGGAAAGAAACCAAGCCCTGCCATTTCGTTTGTTGCTGTGAGTAAGAAACCTCTACCATCACAGTCTGTACATTTGTTTGGTATTTTGTAGAGTGTACCATCCTTTCTTTTCTTGTGTACTCTCCCATACCCACTACATTTGGGGCAGGTAGAAGCTACTGTCTTAAATAACATCTTACTGTTTTTTCTTACTGCATCTTTAAAGCCTTTGTCATCTACATAATCAAAGATATCTACCCACTCTTTCTTGTTGTTAGGTTTGATACTAAAGATTACCCACGACATCTGCTCTGGTGAGTTAAGATTAATAGGTGTGCCACCCATCAGTTCCCTTGTTGTGGCTTGCAGTCTATCAAGTATTTCTTTGCGCTCTCGCTCGAATGTAGTACGGACGTGTTCGAGGGCATCTCTATCCACCCTGATTCCTGCCATTGACATTCTTGTGAGGACTTTGCAGGTTCTAAACGTAACGTCCTTGACTGCTCGTAAGGAAGCGGAGGATGGGGTTGAAAAGTCAGCCTCTGTTGCTTTGTACAACTCGCCAGTGGTAAGCAAGTCAAGGTCAAGATAATGACTGAGTTCATCAAGTGGTATCTCATTGGTGTTGTATCCTTTCTTGTAGTACGTCTTGAGTGTATCATCTTTCTGATACTGTAGCTCTCGTCTAATAGCACACTGCTCTAAACTAAGTGGTTGCTTCTGTCCACGTAAAAGTAAATATTCTGCAAGCATTGTGTCATATATGTCACCATCATACTTAAAGTCATTAGCCCATAGCCAGGCTAGGTCATACTGTAGGTTGTGTCCTATCAGTAAAGTTGTGTTGTTTAGCATCCTCTGTAAGACACAGGCGTTGGACTTGTGTTGTTCTGTTGCTTCCTTGTGGTCAAACGGTAGTAGTCTCTTCTCTCCTGTATCTAAGCACAGTACACCCACCTCAGTAAGCGTATTGGCAGGTTCATACGGATCATTGAATATCTTACCATCTCGTAGAGTTATAGAGTTCTCTACATCTAAGACTCTTCTCATGCTGAGTACCTTGCTCTCTCTCCATCTAACTGACAGTGGACAACCCCATGCCATCCACCCTTTAGTTTATTCTTTGCTACGTTCAAGTGTCGCTGTGTGTCTGACTCATACTCACCCTCTACTTGTGGGTTCTTAGATATCAAAACCATCAGGTCACACTCAGCAGCCTTACCTGTCTTACTACCTTCAAGCATAGACTGATCTACATATATCTTACCTTCTGCCTCTGCTGATAGCTGAGACATCCAGATTACTGCACAGTCATACTGCTTGGCAATATTCCTAGCGTGTATTGCTGCATCCTTTAGATATACATGGGAGTCTGCTCCTGTCTTGTTAGCAAACTTGTCACCCATATCTAGCACTACGATGTCAGGCTTGTGGTTCTTAACTACTGCCTCAACCCACACCATGTCCTTACCTGTGCTATCAACGATACGTATGTTGTCATACACTGGCTTATACCTTGTGGATGCTAGGGCATAGTTATCCTTGATCTCTTCCATAGGCATGTTAGATGCAGCACTGAGATACCTAGCACCAACACGAGTGTAGTCCTCTTCGTTACACAGCACGATACACTTAGCACCCTGCCTAGCAAAGCCACGCTCAGATGCAATCATAGAAGCATGGAAGGATGTCTTACCTGTGTTAGGTCTAGCACCTACTAGGACTAGATGCCCACCTGATATACCCTCTACCTTACGTTGTAGTGACGGTATGTTGAACTGCCACTTACACTGTATCTCATTAGCTACCAGTAGATTGTCAATAGATATATCACCCCAATCAACCTTTAGATTAGGCATGAAGTTATCTTGATAGTCAGTCAGTATGTTACGCAACGGCTCAAGTGTATTCTTCTCACCATTAACGTAGTCGAAACCTAAGTTGGCTACCTCTTCACCTACTACCTGTTGAAACAGATTAGACATAACCTCTTGGGCTACCTCTTGGTTCATAGGTCTTTCTTCTCGCAGCTTATCAAACAATCTCTTGTACGAATCTTTGTTGGCTGTAGTAAGTGTCTCTCTAGTAAAGAACAAACCTTCTAACTCTGAGAAGTTTAAGTTCTTGTCGAACTGATTCATAGCGTAGTCTATAGTCTGCTTGACCTTACGTACATCCTTAGTAAACAGTTTGTCTGGT